GCTCAGAGGCTTGTGTTTTACCTTACCTTCCCCCCCACTGGGGGAGCCGCGAACGGGTGCACTTGAGGGTGACCCGTGAACGCTTCGTTATATTGAAGACGTTCCCTTTCGCTGGAAGCGTGCGCTTACCGATCTCCCATGGTCTCGACTGTTGTCGTTCGCCCAGGGACGCCATAAGCTTCCGAAAATGGAAGTCATGGTATCCCTTACCAAGGCGTTCGAAGTCGACGGCCACGGGGACAAGTTTGTACACACACTTTGCAAGCCCGAATCCTTTTCCCCATTTCTCCTCACGAGGTTTCTTCCACGAAAAGAGATACGTATCAAGACTCTCCGAAGGTGGTCCGTAAAACTGCTCCCGATAAATTGGGGGTAAGTATTTGCGGATAAGCCCTAGGGTGGTAGAGAAATCTAATCCCCACTCCCAAGGAAGCCTACGCTCCAACTCAAAAATCGAATTGTGAAGGTAGAACAAATCGGAGATGCCTCTCAACTTATTGGTTAAAAAGAGGGGCCTTACAGGAATCCCAAGGAAATAGTCTTTTCCACACGATTCACGGAACGGACCGTCACTGAAGGATTTATCTTCGTTTACACGAAAACCCAGCAGTTCGAGCAGCTCTATGAGGTAGGAATAAGCTTCTTTGGGGACAATGATGTCATCCCCGTAGACGCAAGACGGCCCTGTGGCTTTTTTCCTTCGGACAGCAGTACGTACAGCTGCACCGAAGATCAGGGTTTCCAAAGCAAACGTAAAGCCATTACCCATCGAGGACATTTTCTCGAAAATCAGGGTACCACCACCCGGCATCTCGCCAGCAGGGCAGCGCAAATCTAGAAGCAGGTCGAACCAAGCAGGGGGCAGAAGTAACCGACAGCACATAAGTGCAACGGTGTCTGACGCACCAGCGAGGTCTAAAGTGCAAAGGTCCCCAAGAAGGGAACCAATATACGCACAATCCTGATTCCAGGTTTGATCGTCGAGATCGTAACCCCAGAAGCGGTTAATCTGCCGCCGGAAGTATCGATCTACGCCTAGTTGTAAATAGACGTTAAGACGAGGCTCTATAGCTATAGTCCTATCAATTTCGAAGGACTTAGGGACGGTGGCAATGCGGCTGAAGTTATGGACGCAAAAGATTCTAGACCAGAAATCTTCGAGGTCTATTGGTCCGTAGAGGTTATCACACCTTCTACGGTACCATTCGTCTAATGCGCCTAACCAGCGTTGATCACTGGCAATAACTTCCCTAGCA